AGCTGGAGTAGATGATCGTACAGCTTCAATACCCATCATCTTGAGCTTAGGTTGTTTGTATTGGACGCCCTCACTGTTGTGAACGTTGAGTACATAGTGCTTCTTACCCGTCCATACTCCTTTCTCTGCGATTACTTCACGAGCCATGACCATCTTCTGCTCGTATGCATTCATGTAGTCTTTCAGCTTATTATACGCGGCCGCAAGAAGAGGTTCAATCTTCTCAGTACCAACTTTGTCTAAGAACTTAACAGGATCAGAGGGATTGACAGCCTTAACGAGAGCACCCATCTTAATATACAATGAGTCAGTATCGATTGCGATTACATAATCCTCATTCTCAGTCTTGAGGATCTTATTCATATACTCGTTGATGGTCTTCTCAGCCCAACGAATAGTTAACTGACCAGAGATTGTGATTCCTTCAGCAATACGCATATCATAGTAACGGAAGTACTCGTTAGACATTGCACCATAAAGACTATTCATCAAGATCTTAATAGCCATTTGCTGGTTTGCATATGTTACTATTCGTTTCTCTATTTCATGTTTGTATATCTTATAGCTGACCGATGGGTGTGTTGGATCATTCTCATTGACATGAGCGTTGGTGTTACCGCGTGTCAATCCCTCCACTCCCGTATCAGTATTAGCGGCAGATATCTGTTCTTTTGCGAAGTCTGTTGGAAGTCCTAAATTAGCTAGCTCTTGTTCAGCTTCAAGCATTTTCTTTTTATATACGGATCGTTCAGTGTACAGCTTCTCAACTAACTGAGGAAACAAACCTTTCGTGTTTGCCCTGAAGAACTGACCAGTACCTGCCATTGTGTACTCGGGGGGAATCTCTACCTTGTTCTCATCGAGAAGATAGTCTACTGTTCCCCTGTAGTGTCCATTAGTGTTGTCTCTTCTCATTAGATCGAACGAATGGACCTGGTTAACAATAGTCTCTGGTGACATATTGTACTGCATGATGATATGGGGGTACAGAGAGTTCAAGTCAAACGAAACAACCCAGTCATGCAATCCAACCTGGGGATCCTTAACATAAGCTCCCTCGATCTGTCTTTCCTTATACTGTTCTTTCTTAGGAGGACAGATAATTCCTCTGTCGCGTAGTTCGTTGAAGATCAGTGCATCCCATACTGCTACAGAACCAAACGCATCAGAGAAGTTCACACGACCTTTGTATGCAATCGTCATGCACAACGTAACAAGGCTCATTTTGTCTTCAAGCCGATCTACGATGTCGACATCTTTAATGTTATAGTCGATGAACTTCTGATGATCTTGGATGTAAAGTTCGTTGAGAGATCCATACTCCGAGTAATCAATCTTACGTTCACCAAGGACAGTGTGGGCAATATGATCTAGCTTGTAGCTCTCTTGTGTTCCATAACTGTAAGCGAACTTCTTGAACAGATCCATGTAGTCAAGTTGTTGTAAGCCACGAATCTCGTAGACGGGAACTTCGTTATTAGCAAACTTCAACATACGACCGTATAGTGGATTCCTCATATGCTTATGCCATGGGGAGATACGATTAGCGTGAGCTCGTCCAAGGATCTTATCTGTTCTGTTGATGATGTATACTAAGTCGAACATTCTACTGTTCCAACCAGTAACAACATCAGGATAGTTTCCTTCCCACTGCTCTAGGAATGAATGGAGGAGATGTGATTCGTTGTCACACTTAACATACTTAACATCGAGGTGATCAACAATCGACTTATCTTTACTCCAATCACCAAGACCCCACACATAGAAGATGTTGTCTATGTTGTTCTTGATTGTAATAGCAGTAATAGGGTGAAGTGCGTCCTCAGGGCGAGGGAAACCCTGGTCGGACTGCACTTCAATATCGATCGTAGTCACATTGACTTGATCACGGTCAAAGTCTATCGTCTTGCGAAATGCATCAGAGATGAATTGTTGTACGAAGTTATCATTACCGTGAATACGAAAATTGTCTACGTCCTTATGTCTCTTAATGAAGTCTTGCGTCTCCATCATAGAACCAGGCATCAACTCTTCAAGATATGATCCATCAAGAGCTTTGAACTTACTTGGCTTGGGACTGTGGACGTACAAGGTTGGCTGATACCTAATCTTCTCATTGATAGGTAAGCCACCCTTGTAGCCTCGAAATAGAATGTAATCACTGTTTCTACAAACGTCAGTATAAAATGCTTTGCTCATTCAGATATTATACAATAATTTTCTGATCTGGGGCAACGATTCCACCGAACATTTGTTTGTGTTGGTTGACAAATTGACTCTGGGGATCAGCAACAAACATTACTTTGTCTGCTGAAACATGAATCTCAGTTTCAGGATCTGTGAATGGAGAATAAGGTACGAACTGTACAGAATTCTGTTGAGTGGGAACAATGACCACTGCATCTTTTAATGTGACAAAACCATCACCTTGAGTAAAGCTGCACAATACATCTTCACCAGTACTCATTCTTAAAATTTTAATATCAGACATAATATCTCCAAAAGGATGAGCCCCCGGAGGGGCTCAACAATTAGCCAAAGAACTCTTTATGTTCTTCGTCCGTATAAGGCCACATGGCTTAGTCCTTAGTTGATACAAAAGAATACAACTCTTTTGCTTTTTCCATTAACTCTTCCATAGTGTATGGAGCGAGAGCTTTTTGCATTTCCTCAGCAGTTGCTTTATTCTGCTCGACCAATTGACGAGTGAAGTCAATGTTCATGTGCCATGCTTGGTCCATATAGTCTTTGGCCATAGCAAGCATTTCTGCGCGGATTTCGAATGGATTTTTATTTGACATAATTTTGTCCTCTGTTGTGTTGTGTGTTTATGTGCCAAAGTTGCATGTTTGCAACCTCGCCACGTTCGAGTCTCTTCTGTCTTCGCTCGAGATCGTAAAGATCCTTTGCTTGACTAAGATACTCTTCTTCCCAGCGTTGCTGAGAATCCTTTGTCAAGAGATTACTTAATCTCTTCTTTATCTTTAAGAGTAAGTTCACCAATTCTTCCCTCCTTCAATAAGTGAAAGACGTAATTGAATTCTTCGTTAGGATATTCTCTATGAATAACTCTAGCAACTTCAAACTGTGCTTTAGTAATTCGAGCTTCTCCAATTGCATTAAAGAACCATACGATTGGGCTTACTATACTACTTAATACCGCTTTCGGTGAGAAAGTGGCTCTCCGGTTTTCCGGAAAGTGTGTTGTGGTTGTCATGTGTGACTCCTCGTGTATTTGAATTAATATCAATTGTACGAGGACGCATCTCTTCTGGGACTACAACTTCTAATTCAATAGCAAGTATGCCATCCGTAAGATCAGCTCCGTTTACTTGAACATATTCCGACAGACGGAAAGTACGTATAAACTTCTTGGTTGAGATACTCTTGTGGATATATTCTCTTCCACGATTCTCATGCTTACCTGTTACCTTCAGCGATCTATCCTTCACTTCGATCTCCAGCTCATTGCGAGCAAAACCAGCGACTGCTAGCTCGATAAGATACTTGTGCTCGTCTACCTTGACGATATTGTGAGGGGGATAGTTATCGTTCGCATGCCTCGCGACACGGTCGAGCTCATCAAATAAATGATCAAACCCTACAAACGCTGAACGTGGAAATAGTGCATGTACACCTTGTGCTGTCATTGTGACCTCCTAATTAAGCAAGGTTATGTTAGGACCGGAACCACTCCGCATCCGTTTTATTTATAAGAAATCAAGGATTTCTTGAGTATTCATCTGCACACTTTATGCTACAAAATTGCACCCAAGCATGCGCAATGATTTGTTTGAATGTTTTACCGCAGTTAAGACATCTCTTTTCTGACATATAAAAAAGTCGCTACTAAAAATTTAAATTTATCTGGTTGATGTTTAGGATCTGGAAGACTCTTAAACATCTTTAACATTTCTAAATAAATGTCAAAGGGATCAATCTCTTTCCCACTCATGTTTTAATCTTGTTGCCTCATCGCCTGTATTCACTACTTGTTGGCGAATAATATCACCAGTTAAAGTCATTTCTTGTACAACATACTTATCAGCTGCCTCTGCTACTTCGCTAAGAAACTTGCTAATGTTTACTACTTTTTTCGACCGATGTTGTACTTCGCTTCCAAATTCCATTCGTCTTTTTCCTTGTGGGGTAGAATTTTAATCTGAGAGAGGGGTGCAATAGGATTCAAACTCTTATCCTTATCTACCAATTCAATCAGACCCCATTCACCTAATAAGTTAGCAATAGTATTCCTTCTTGATTGGTCGCCCTCATCAAAGTTCGTAGGTTTACCGTCAAGAGCAAACAACTCTTTAAAATGAACGATGTAGTATTTTCCCTGCTTATGCAGAATATGACAACTCTGATATAGAGTTC